TGATAATGTTTTTATCAAGATCAAATTCAGATTCATCAATATATCGATTTAGAATTGAAAGTGTATTCTCTTCTTCATCAATATCAAATTCTTCAGACTCTTGAATTTCAAAGTTCTCAATTATTTTTAAATCATGAACTCCAGCAGTATAAAGTTTATCAATAAACTTCTCAAAATCTTTTGGTTTTGTTTTTTTGCGAACAATAACTTTTACAATCTTGTTCCCATATTCAGTTGCATTGAAGAGTTTATAATTGGTATCTTCGTAATAGATATTATAAAATAATTTATAAGGATTATTAACTGGAGTATGAGTGAGGGTTTCCGTATCAAAGATATGAAAACCTCTCGTATCATTTACATCATTCCAATACATCTCATAAGGATTTCCTAAGTAGAAGATTTTTCCGTTGTCTGATCGAGTGTGATAGTGTCCCGAGAATACTTTTTCGAACTTGTCGAATAGTTTGCTGTCCATACCGTCTTCCATGACGTGTCCACGATGCGCTCTAAATCCGTTTAGCTCTAAATGACCGAAGGCAATTTTTGATTTAGAATTTTTAATGACCTTCATTGTTTCATTATAGTTTCCACTACAAATCCAAGGAATAAAAGTCATATTAGTATCACCAACTTTAGTATTTGTTGGAGAACTATATGTTTTAATATTTGAATAATTTTGCAAAAGAAGTTCTGGTGAGTTCACACTATTTCTATCTTTAAAATAAGTATCATGATTTCCAATAATCATATGAACTTTATATTTTTTAAGTGGATCTAAAACTACTTTCTTAGTCCACTCAAATCCCCACAAATCAATACTTTTACGACTATCGAAAGCATCTCCCATATGAATAACAGTATCAATTCCTTCTGCTTCTAAAGTAGGAAAGAATACGTCGTCATAGAACTTCTGAAAATAATCATGTAAGTGTCGAGAAGATTTCCTGGCCGTCCAGTGGGTATCTGTTATTATTCCTATTTTCATCGATTCTTATATTGAATTGCATCTTTAATAGAATTATACTCTGAACTATGCCCAGAAAGCAAGCTATCGTCAATAACCATTACTTCATCAAATCCAGTCTTCTCAATAATCTTAGTCTTTATTTCCAACTGCTTCTTCTCCTTCTGTATGCGTCTCAGGAAGGCATAATGTATAATCTGGGTAAAGTATGCGAAAGGGTTCTTAGACCTCTCAGGATCGAAATTATGGATGTATTGGACGCAATTTTCTATCCCATCAGAAATCATATCTTCACGAAACATATAGTTCACAAAGTTGGGTTTATATGAGAGGTGTGTCGCAATCTTAAGAAAACACTCACCAAGATAATCTGGAATGCGTGGTTTACCTTCCCATCTCTTTCCCCGTTCCTGTTTCGGAAACTCAGTGAGGTCTTTATTGAAAGTCTTCATGTATGATTTTTCTACCTTGGTTCGATAGACAATCATTGCCTCCAATAACTCTTTATTATTTACATAGTGTTCAGATTTCTTTTTTGGCATAATTCATTACTCTTTAAAGTATAAGTTATATTAATTATACCACACTTTTAGGGGGGGGGGGGTTGACAGAACCTCCGATTATCAGTAGAATACCTTTGTTAGGGTTGAAGAGAGGGACTTAGCTTTCTTTAGTACCTTCAAGTTTAAAGATATTCTCTAGAGTTTTTCTTGCTTCTTCTACCGTTGATAAGTATCCCATCTTTCTAGAAGGTTTAACAACACCTTTAGGTTTTTCAATAGAGGAAGATTGAGGGTTATAAAGATCGATAGCATCTTCATCTTCAACATAGTTAGTATATATCTCAATCATTCTTTTATCATGAGTTTCTGTCATAGTAAGAATTTTATCAGGTCTTATAATAAAGAAATCATCAGATGCTAATTCCATCCATGATTTAACCTTAACATGCATTCCATGTTGAGAATGTAAAAGTTTCATAGTAATTGGATTCTGCATCACAATCAAAGGATCACCATTATTCTCATCAATAGAAATAAGTGACAATACTTCTTCACCAGATACTAGTTTTATAATTGCGTAAAATTCATCTCCCATTAGTTCTTTATCGGTATGTTTACAATATCGTAATTAAAATTCTCTTCGTTATAAACTTTAATTCTTTCGATTAGATGATTAAGTGTATAGTTCCTCCTGGATTTGTAGGATATGTCGTCAGCAATGTCATAGAGAGTTGCCTTGGTCTTGTTATTACCTTTCCTAAGCACCCTTCCAATAGACTGGAGATTCCGAATTCTAGATTTGGATGGAGAAGCAAAAATGACATTATGGAGATTCTTGATATTAATTCCTGTACTGAATGTTCCATATGATGCAACAATTATTGCATTATTTTCTTTTTCAGTAATCTCTCTTACTTGTTCTCGATCCTTTGTATCTACTCCACCATGAACAAAAAATACTTGTCTTTCATCAACCGTATTATTATTTATCATGTGGTATAGTGGTTCACCATGACCCTCAACTCTTGCAAAAAGAATTAAAGTATTACCTTTGAGATCTAATGCAAGATTTCTTATGAACTTATTTCTACGTTCATGATTTATAATATATTGGACTTCTTCTTCAAAGTTTTCAAACTTATGTGCCGGGTGCTTCAGTAGAAGTATATTGATATCTAGTTTAGCAACATGACCCTTCGCCATCAACTCTTTGGTACGAATGATTTTGTACGAAGCACCAAACAATCCCTCAAGAACCCATTTATGTGTTTGTGTTCCATCAAGTGTTCCAGTAAAACCAAAACGATATTTTGCATCCGCAAGTTTAGACATTATAGATATTAATGACTTCGATTTAAACTGGTGCGCTTCGTCTCCGATAACTACATTAAATCGTTCAAAGTATTTGCGGGGAAGTTTGTAGATAGACTGCCAGGTAGTGATGATAACTTGAGAATCTGTTTCCCTTTCTCTACCAGCATATATCTTGTGGCAATATGAACCTACATCCCAACCATAGTCTGCAAAGTCTTTATACATCTGCTCTACTAGCGAAGTCGTCGGAACGACTATCAGAATATTTTGTTTCTTCTCAACGTAATATCTCACAAGAGAATATATCATCAGAGACTTTCCAGAAGCAGTTGGGGATATCAACAACTTTCTATTATGTTTTAAAGCGTCGTATACTCCCTCAACTTGGTAATCTCTCGGAGAATACTTGCAAATAGCATTCATATAATCTTTTACACCTTCTTTTGAGATAAAATCATTCGTCTCAAAAGGAAGACCATAATACTTATTATCTACGAACTCATAAGTATATCCGTGATCATCACAAAACTTTGTAACCTTATCTAACAACCCAACATAAATCTCTCCAGTTTGGGTATTAAACAAATAAATTCGTCCATCCCACCATTTATTTTTATATGCTGGCGAAAATTTTGCATTGGGAACTTCAAATTGGAATGCGTCTCTCAGTTCATAATAAATATGAGGTTCTGCTTTAACCTGTAAATATACTTCATTCTTTTTTGATATAATCAAATGAGACATAACTCATAGTTTCGCCTACAAGTATTTAGTTAATGTTTGTCAAACTGATGTTCTAAAATAAGTCTATAAAAATTATCTCTCATTGCAATTAAGTTCTCCTGTTCTTCAGGATCTCCTCCCGACCATTTTTGGACTGCCTGTCTAAGACCTTCATGAATAAGTCTAATTCCTCCGATATTTAATTCTATAGAATAATATTCGTCGTCCATTAGTTAAATCCTGCTTGAAACTTATGCCAATCGATTGAGTTCTTGATTTGAAAAGTTCTATTTGAAACTGTCTTGATAATCTCTTCTAAGAACTTAAGCATCACATCATAATAACGAACTTTAAGGTCAATAGTATTTAACTTCTCATCGGCATCCATATACCTCTGTAGTGCCTCTTTATCTCTAACCTTGTATGGGAATGGTTCTTCGGCATAAACCGCTGCTGTTGCCTTTCCTGTGTAGTAGTTATATCTTTCTAATCTTACTCGATTATAAGTTCCTCTTGCTTTCTCTCTCAAAAGAGTGATAGTATTATATAGAGTATAATATTTCGAATGAAGTTGTGGAATTTTCAAACTTTCGTCATGGAGGTTGTCTGGGTCAATCTGAGAATCTTTTTCCCACATCTCTTGAATTTGATCAAGGTTCATAAGGTTGTTCTGTTATCAGCAGCTAGTATATTATAGACAGTATACTTGAAAGTTGCCTCTGCTGTAAAGTAATTGATATCAGTATCACTCGATTTGAATTCAAGAGAAGTTAAATATACTGGAAATAAATCTTTAAATTTAACAATAGCAATATCATTGAAATTACTGTTTAAAATGTGAAGACTACCATCGCTGAATTGTCTATTTAAATCTCTCAAATCATTATCATCAGTTGTTAAATCTTTAAATTGTTGAGTTGTTTCTGGATATCCTAAACCAGTCAACCAATTATGAATTGCCATGTAATTCTCTAAATTTTCATCAACTAGAAAACTTAGAGAAAAATCTCCATAAGACAACTTATCTCCGGGGATATCAATATCCTTAAGATATGATGGTTGTTTTGCAGTTCCAAGATTGATTTCAGGAATTCTAGCAGAATTTGCAAAAAAAGAAACTTTTTTTTCCTTTGCTAATGTAAACTTAAAACCAACCGGTGATAGAAAGTTTCTATTGTTTATTTGGTTGGGAAAATTACAAGACATTTTTTATTTTTATTTAGATAAAAAAAGACCCCCCGAAGGAGGTCTGTGAGTGTGAATGCCCGTAGGCAAATATCACATAAGGTTTTGAACCTTGACTCTTCTGTAGTAACGGTTGTTGTTAGTTTGGAGTCTACCGGAGTCGTTAACTTCTCCAGTTCTTGCACCATCAGCAAATGGATTGGAAACAATACCGTAACGAGTCTTGAATCCGATTTTAGGCTGGAAGGTGTTCTCTCCAACTGCACGAACCATCTGAAGAGGAACGTAAGGGCAATAGAACAGACCTGCGTCATAAGGTGAAGAACCTTTATAACCAGCAACATAGTACTGACTACCGGTTGCATTGGGTTGATTTGCAGAATAAGGATCGATATAGACCTTATACTTACCAGCAAGAACACCTGCGAAGGTGTTACCGGTGTCATCAACATTCAGGTTTGCATTGAGTGCAGGGGTGTAATCAAGTACACCAGCCATGGTCAGTGCGGAAGCAACGTCTGCGGAACACAGAATCATGTTGCCCTTTCCTCTACGAGTTCTTTGTGCGATTGCGTTCGCATCTCTCTCGATTTGGAAAATAAGACCTTTGAACTTCTCAACAGACCAACGTCCATTGGAGTCAACGTCAAGGTCAAAAGTACCGGCAGTAGCAACATTCTGTTGAGCACCGGGTTCTGCAACCTTATAGATGGTTCTGATGACTTCTCTGTTGATTTCCGCAAGGATTTCAGTGGAGAGAATGTTGGCAAGTTCTGCCTCGGCATTCAAACCATGGATTGCCTTCAGGTCTTGTGCCAGTTCCAGAGAATACTCTGCTTTCAGAGCACGGGACTTAGCAGTAACGGTGACTTTCTCAATCGAGAATGCCATCTCATTGAATGCCTGACCATCTCCGAGATCCTCAGAGAATGCAGTATCCATGCCCTGACCAACGCCATAAGCACCATGGGTTTGAGCAGTTGGGCTCAGAAGACCTGGATTGGAAGGATTACTTCCAGCAGATTGTAAACCAGTAATTCCTAAACCAACGTTTGCTTCCTGACCAGCAACATATGGAGTAGCACTTCCGATTCCACTGTTAGAGAATCCAGTATCTGCTTCGTTGAAGAGTGCTTCTGCGCCACTTTGATTCGTGAAGCGGGAACGCATTGCGAAGATCAGTCCAGTAGGACCGTTCATCGGTTGAACACCTGCGAGGTCATATGCGACCAGGTTAGGCATTGCACGTCTGATCAATGAGATCAGAACGGGATCGAAGTTATCAATACCAGCTCCGGTGGAGTTGGTAGGTGCTTCAGAAAGGAATTCTCTTTCCTCTCTGATCATTTTTTCTTGGTTCTCCAGAAGAACTGCGGTAACCATTCTCTTATGAGCATCATTGATGCCTCCGAGACCCTCATGGTTGAGGATAGGTG